CTAAGCCTCCACTTTGATAACAGGACGTTTTCCCCAAAAGGGTCGAACAATGTAGATGTGATGTTCTACGGTCCCAGCACGGCGTGAGCCGGTACTTTCTCGCTGCTAAGCGAGGGTGCTATCATAGATGGAGTGCTTAGGTTTCTCTAGCGCCGCGATGCGCTTCAATGGGGTATTCCCATTTCGCCAATAGCTCGAGTGGTACTCGAAGCCTCTTCTTCTGAAGAGGTGCTGTTGCTAACTTACCAGCCTATCGTTTTAAGGATTTATGACCTATGCCTACGTCGGAGTTTTTCCAAACTGCGTCGCAGGAGGAGATACAACGGTCTTCTCCGGATGCTGACCCTATCGTCAACTATTACCGGTTACCGTCGTATCGACGAGCGTTCACACGCTCTGAGGTCATTAAAGGGGACTTTAAGTCTCCGAATCCTTGGTCCTATAACGTCACCGCATCGACTACCTGGAATGGTAAATATATTGTTGAAGATCTGCGCTATGAAAAGCCGTTCTTCGCTCTTATAGTTACTGGACAGGTGTCGGGTGAGCGTACAGGTGTTGCTTTGTTGGACACCGCTACGGTGTACTACCAAACGCGAAACGATGCCCTCGAGCGTCTTTCAGAAAAGGTGCGCGGTTCTCTCGACTTGGCTACTTCCCTCGCGGAAAGTGGACAGGCTGTGAAGATGCTTAACCTAGTTGATCGACTTACTCGAGGAATGGCAGATATGAAACGGTCCTGGAAGAGAGAAATTCTCGACCAGCTGCGTACGTTTAAAAAACGTAGGCAGGCCGCCGCTGCTTTGCAGCGGTGGCAGCGGGGTGTTAAAGCCCGCAATCCCGGTTCGTATCGACCGCAGAGAGCCAAGCCAGGAATGGCCGCTGCTCTCTTGAGCGGGACTACCAAAAGTCTCGCGAACGGTTGGTGTGAGTACACGTACGGGTGGAACCCGTTAATTAGTGATATTAAAAATATTGCTAATAATGTCGTCGGCTTCGTGCATAACAAGTGCGTGGTTAAGGCAAGCGCTACTCAATCGTTAGACCAACAATCCGTGATTCGCGGCTATGTCTTTAATGCCTGGTACGGTGACGTACCTTCAACATATAAAGGCTTTATTAAGCACACGATCAAGATTCGTCTTGATCCTGGGTTTGATAGCGGGTTAGGTCGTTGGACCTCCCTTAATCCACTAGCCGTGGCATGGGAGTTGTTCCCGTATTCCTTTGTCGTTGATTGGGTATTCGACATTGGTTCCTATATGCGTAATCTCGAGACTTCCTTACTGTATGGAACAAAATTCCTAGACGGTATGGAAAGCACGTTGGTTAAGTATACAGGCACTGCGGAAGTCAACTCGAGATATGACTCGGGAGGAGGTACGCCGGTTACTTTTGTTGCCCGCGGGGGCACAGAGATATCGGCCTTCTCTCGCTCTCTCATATTCTCTTATCCAGCACCGACCCTTCCGTCCTTTAAATTGGACTTGGGGTCTAACCGGTTGCTCTCGGCGGCTGCACTTTTACGTCAGCTGATTCGGTAGTTATACCTTTCTTTCGGTTAATTAATAGGAATTATCACTAATGGCTTACAGCAATATCGTGATTAACGATGCGCAGGCAACCCCTGTCGCTCATACCTTCATTCCAATCGGACTCGATGCCGATGGCAAATTCTGGTTTGAGGATCAGAGTCAGGCGAATGTGATTGGGTACTGGCGTGCCAGTATCCAACTCAAGCGTCCTGGTCCTGCTCAAGCTGGTCAGTCATCGGAAGGTCGAACGTACCGTGCGCGAGTCGAGCTCCATGAGCCCGTCCTCGCAAATATCACCAACAGCACCGTGTCTGGGGTTCTCCCAGCACCGCAGTTGGCATACACTGTACGAGCTTTCGGGGAATTTCCAATCCCCGAGCGTGCTGCGCTTATCGACAGGCAGAACATCGCTAAGATGTTTCCACTCCTGTTGCAAAATGCGCAAGTGGTTTCTATGTTGACTGTCCTACAGTTCAACAATTGATCTGGTTCTCTCTCATATTCTTTCGAAATAAGAGGAACCGATAATGAAACCCACCACAAACCTCAGTGATGAGGCGGTCTTCAAGCGATTTGAGGATTTTTGTGATGACGTAAATTCAAAGCTATCCGCTGCGTGTAAACATGCTATCAAGCATGATCCGGTCAAGATTAAAACCTTGGCTCCGGATGCGCAGGAATACTCTGACCCAGTCGCTTTCGCGCTTGATTGGCAGTGCTACGCGTTCTTGAAGAAATTCAAGGGTTTACGTGGCACAGACATCCAATCTCGCAAGAAAGCGGCCCTCAGCAGCTGGTCAGCCGCTGAACATCAGTGCTATAAAACGAATCTACGTCTCGATTCGATTCAACGCGGTGATTGCTCCCTTCTCGACATTCCCTTGACAGGGGGTCTTGAGAAAACACCCGCGACGATGGCCACCATCATTTCGATGGCCCAGCGTAAGATTGAATCCGTTTTGGGTCCTTTTTCGTTTAGTAATGCTGTGAAAGAGTGTTGTTGGAGCAGTGGTGCGACCGCGGACTTGCCGCGGGGTACTCAACTGTCAAAAAAGATGACCGAAGAAATAACGGTCACGGCGCGTGCCCTCCCTCATTTTAAGAGGGTTACCAGTAGGGATCCTGCTTGGTTGTCAAGTGTTCTAGGCCGTCAGGTCTATAACTATGCTTCCTTGTTGGATTCCAATTTCAATGTTATTCGCGCATCTAGGCACCTTACGGTACCCAAGAACGCGTTTACCGAAAGGTGCATTGAAGCTGGTCCTACTGCTAACGGTTTTCTCCAACAAGGAGTAGGCCGTTACATTAGAGGGCGTTTAAAGCGTGTCGGAGTCGACTTGGACGATCAGTCCTTTAACCAGTGGCTTGCCGGTAAGGCTTACACACTTGGTTATAGTACTTTGGACCTCCAGAGTGCGAGCGACAGTGTCTCATATCAGCTTGTTAAACTGCTACTTCCCCAGCGGTGGTTCTCATACCTCGACGATCTTCGTGTCCCCTTCACAAGGGTCAACGGGAAAGTCATTAGGCTTGAGAAATTCTCTGCGATGGGTAACGCATTCACGTTCGAGCTGGAAAGCTTGATCTTTTGGGCCTTGGCCCAAAGTGTGAATGAGTACTACCACGAAGTAGGTGGGATTGTTGCTGTCTACGGTGATGATATCGTCTGTAAAAGGGCGCTATATGATCCCTTGGTGAAGGTCCTTAACTTTATGGGTTTTACGGTTAATTCCGAAAAATCATTTAAAGATGGGAACTTCTTCGAGTCTTGTGGAGCTAACTACTTCATGGGTGTTGATGTAACAGGTTTCCAACAGGAGGAGTCATTAACCTCTCTGGAAGAGATCATTTCCTTCCACAATCGAGCACTTCGGTGGTCGATACGCATCTTTGGCACACCATTCAGTCCGGTGTCCAAACGCTTGGTCTCTGGCTTGAGCGACGGGGTTCATAAGATCCCGTTTTCCTCTGAGTCAGATGGCGGCTTTCTTTCTCCCGTGAGGGAATTAGGAGAGCATTGCCCCAATCACGGCTATAAATGCCGTGTTCGCCTGTTTGTACCAGATCGTGAGATCCAATACAAACAAGCGGCGTACTATGCGTACAAGCTACGTCGAAAGCAGTTTCAGAATGCGCGCCCTGATGGGCAGCCCTATGTCACTGCTGATATTCGACGAGGTACCTGGATCTCAACTTTTAGTTGGATTCACCGTTACGGGAATTAATTATTCCTTTCTTCTCTAGATTAACCTCTAGTTGGTGGGGCCGATTTGGCCTATAAAGCGGG